CTGCCATACGGATTAAGATCCGTACCTGCAACAAGATAGTCCTTCATCGAAGGATGAAGATTATCAAACTCCTCCTGATTTAAGGTTTGTATATCCATGTGTTATGAAGATTTTGTAGTTTTTAATCCGAATTTATTTAATTCATCAAAGACTTCTTTCATTCTACCTATAATACCTGATTTTCCTTTTTCTTCAGCAGTTCGATATTCTTCATTATCTAAAAATTCACCTGCTGCTTCTTGGTATCTACCTTGATTTATTAATTTAACTGTATTAGGAGATTGTCTTATTGATCCTCTATAGTATTCAGAAAATAATGCTAATTGTAATTCTCTTGGAAAAGTAGCAAAGTTAGGAATCAATCTTTGTATTTCTTTAAGTCTAACATTAATATCTTCAGATAAAAATTTATCTGCTTGTTCTTGAGTTATAGTATCACCTTCTTTAACATTAGCATTATTTCTACCATAACCTATTGTAAAGTTTTTCTCATTAAATAGTCTTTCTGCTTTTAAAAAAGGTTTACCTTCTTCTTTTTTAATTTTATCTGTAAAATCATTAATGTTTGCTAATTCAGTTGTAGTTTCATTAACTGCACTAGCTTGGAATGCATCTAGTCCTGTATCTTCAGGTTCACCACTTCTAATATCAGGTAAAACTTCTTTTAATGGTCTTCTTGGTTTTGATTTTCTTTTAAATAATCCTGGAGTTTGCTCTTCTTCAGCTGGTTTTTCTTCTGGTGGTGGTACTACTGGTTGTGCTGTAACACCTACTTTATCCGCATCTCTACCAGCTAAAGCAAATCCAGCAGATCCTGAATATGTATTTATCAATGCATATTGTTGCATTATAAGCTGATTAGTTTGATTTTGTATTTGTACTCTTTGTTCATCAGTTTCAGCTGCTGCCATAGCATTTGTATTTTCTGCTATCTTACTAGCTAATGCGTTACCTTGTGCATCTAATACTTTTGTTATTGATTTAAATGTTACAGGGCTTTGAAAGTTTATTGCATCTAATGGATCAATATTATTATCAAATAATTTTTTCTCTATAAATTGTGATCTTTCATTTGCATTATTTGGAAATTGTGCTTTGGCATTTGCAACAATAATATTAGTTTGCATAAATTTTAAATTAGTATTACCTTGTGCTGTGCCTGGGAATGTATTTAATATACCATAACCTTTTGCAGTTATACCAGCTACTTTAGTTAGTGAATCTGTTAATGCTTCAGGTGTAACAACACTTCCTTCTGCTTTTCTTGTATTAAATAATAATTTATCTGCTTTGGGCATTTTACTTATCGCAGATAATCTAGCTGAATGTTTTTCCTGCTCAACAGAAAATAAATCCTCAGATGGTATGTATGGAGTTGATAATTCTATACCTTGTCCTAAAGTGTCTGGTCTAGTTAAATATTTTGCAACACCCTGTTTAACTTTGTTAAAATCATTAAATTCAAATATACTTCTTTGTTCATTAAATATTCTATTAGTTAATCTATCAGCTATTTGATTAGCATTTAAATCAGCAGTTGCTGTAATACCAAAAGCAAACGGGTTATTTGCTATTATATTAGTTATTTCTTTTTTATTTTTAAAAGCTAATTCTGTTTCTGCAAATGCTTTATTTTCCCTATTTAATGAGTCTTGTGCAAATATTGCATTTCTTTTTGCATCTCTTTCACCTGATGCTGATATTCCATCTAATGCACCAATAGTAAAATCACCATAACCACTTGTTGCAAAATCTTTAAATATACCCATTCTATTCTCCTCTCGCCATTAGACCTGCTACATTTGCTGGTGCTTCCATAGGCATTTCCATTTGTTTATTTTTATCTTCTTTATCTAATTTCATATCAAATTTTCTATCAGCCATCTCTTTATAAAAGTTAGTATCTTCACCATCATCTATATTTATTTTAGCTGGTATCTCTGCTAGTGCAGCTTCTCCAGTTATTATCATAGAAACCATAGGCTCTAATAATTTAGCAACATCTACTGTATATTTACCTTCTAAAAATCCTGAAAATGTAATTACTTTAACTAATGCTTCAACTGGTATACCCATTCTTAAAAGAGTAAACATTCTTTTCATATTATCTTCTTGCATTAAAGATTCATATATTTCATCTAATGCTTCTTCAACACTTGCTCTTTGTGGTGGATGTTCCCAAGGATAATTACCAGGTTCATCTGTTAATGATTGACCAGGTATAGGGGCATCAAATGGATTCTCAGCTGGTTCTACGTATTCTGTAGGTTCTTGTAATTGTTCGTTTTTAAATTTTTCTATTAATTTTTCTAGTTCCATTATTATTTATCCTTTGCTATACTTTTATATCTAGATTTAGTTCCATATAAATATCTAATAGTATTTTGTAGTTGTGCATATTTATAATAAGTAGCCTCACCTACATCTCCAAATGATGGTCTACCTGCACTTGATCTAGATGCTCCCCTATCTCTAAGTGATCCAAAATCTGCTCTAGTAGGTACTAATCCTTGTGGTGAAAAATTTTTAAGATCTGCTTGCTGTGATCCTTCTTTCATTACTTCAAGAACTGTTTGTGCCCCACTACCTATAGTTTTAGCTGTATCGCTTTGAAAAAAACTTCTAGTAGCATCATATGCTGTTGATGCAAAGTTTCCTATTGTTTCAAAAATATTTGCCATAATTAATCTCCTCCTATGATATTATTCTATCTATTACTTTTTCTGTTACACCTATACCAAATTTTCCTAACATCTGATATAATGCTGAAGTTTTATTAGCATCTGATAAATCTAATGATGTAGTTCTCTCTAGTGCAGCTATTGCTATATTGTGTGCTCTACTTTCTGCATTTTGTGAAGATGAATTTACCCAAGCAGCTTCATCTCTCCAGCCTTGCCATAAAGCTGATAATGCAAAGTTAGATAGGTTTAAAAGGTTTTGTGCATTTAATTGGTTAGCAGCATTAGTTATTGTTGTATTAGCTGTATTAATTGTTCTTCTCCATTCAACATTTGATTGGTCTATTACTCTTTGATTCTGTTGATTAAACTGTTGTCTTTGATTTTCTACAGTTGCATTAAATTGATTTAATACTTGTGCTCTATCTGCATTAGCTTTTTCAACAGCTATTTGATTTTGTGAATTAATAGCAGATATTTTACTATTTTCTGCTAGTGCAAATTGATTCATAGCATCTGATCTTGCAGCATTCTGTTCATTTATTTGTGCTGATAGATTAGAATAAAATTGATCTACTTGGTTCTCACTAGTTGCATTGAATTGTCTTGCAGCATTAGATGCAGCTTGATCTGATAATAAGAATGCTTGTCTAACATTTAAATTTTGTAATGATGATTGTTGTCTATTGGATAAATTTTGCATATCCATTTGGAAATAACTATTAGCATTTGTTATAGCAGCTTGTTGTCTATTGCTAAGATTTTGAAATATCATTTGTTTATATGTCTCAGCGTCTGCCTGTGCTATGGGAATAGAAGCTGTTAATAAACCATCTGCTAATGCTTCAGCCATCATACTACTAGAACTTAATCCACGTTGTGACATAGCAGTCTGTGTAGCTTTTGCAACACCTCTTAGGTATGCTGGTAATGCAGATCCAGTATCTAATGATGTTTGAATATCTGTATTAATCTTTGCTAACTGACCTCTAACTGTTGCATCACTATCAATAGTGCCTGTAGCTGCAACTGCTGGTGCTGTTAATCCTGTTGCCTGTGCAGCTGTCATTGTAGGAGTAGTTCCTGCAACCTGTGCTGCTGTCATAGCAGAAGGTGATGCAGCTGTCTGTGCTGCTGTCTGTGTAGCTGTAGGTCCTGTTACAGCTGATATTGTTGGAGTAGTTCCAGCTGTTGGTGTTGGTGCTACAACTGTTCCAGTTAAACCTGGAGTTGTCATAGTTTCACCAGTTTGTAAAGCCTGTAAAGTTGGTTGCACTACAGTTCCTGTTGGAGCAGTAGGTGCTGTAAGTAATGTATCAATAACTGATATTACCTTACGACTTTTATCCTGTTCCGTCATTGTCGGCTGAATAGCCGCTTCAGGTAACGTAGTTGTATTTGGTGCGTCTGTTGTTTCTGCCATTATCTCCCCTGTCTTCTATATTTTTTTGTCATTCGTTTTTCTTGTTTGTTTAAATTTTTTTTATGTCTTCTTGGTCTCTTCTTTGGTTTTGGTCGTGGTGTAAAATTTTTAAAATTAACACGTGCCATCTATGATACTGTAAATGTTACTGTGCTAGTTGTAGGTGATGAAAATATTTCAGTTGTTGCACTTGGATTGTTTGGTGGTGTTCTTCCTCCAAAAGCTATTCCAGCTGTCCCTGTTCCAGCACCTTCTAAGTCTGCTTTTGCTGAACTTAAATCTGTTGTTTCTGTCCACGAACTTCCATTCCATACTTCAACATTTGCAAGAAAACCTGGAGAGGGTGTATATCCTGCAATTAATAAAGCATTTGTGTAGTCACCTGATGTACCACCCGCATCAAATCTAGATGTATTTATATCTGTTGTTTCAGTCCATGAACTACCATTAAATGATTCTACAACACCTTGAGACCCACCTGGTAATCTACCTCCTATTGCTAAGGCTGCCGTATTAGTTGCACCAACCCCTTGTATATTGTATCTAGCTGTATTTAGATCATTAACCTCTGTCCAAGACGATCCGTTCCAAGACTCAGTTTCATCTAAAGTTGTTGTTGGTGGTGCTGTTACTCCACCAAAAAGTAAACCAGCTGTGTTTGTTCCTGCCATACCATTACTTCTTTTAGCTTGACTTAAATCTGCCACTTCAGTCCAACTTGTACCATTCCAATTTTCTGTTTCTGCAGCAGTATAAGTTGATGGAGATCCTGGCGGTCCCTTATATCCACCTGCCATTAACGCTGCGGTGTAAACAACACCTAGACCATCAGACTGATATCTAGCAGTGTTTAGATCATTTACTTCTGTCCATGAAGTTCCATTGTATGATTCTGTATTAGTTAAAAGATCATCACTATTCGGTGTCCCACCATAAGCTAAAGCTGCTGTGTTTGTGCCTGCTCCACCTGGATATCTTCTACCTGTGTTCATATTAGCATCAGTGGACCAAGATCCAACAGGATTAGATGTAAGACCTTTTAATACTTGATCTGTAGAGTTATACCAAACTTGACCATTAACTGGATTAGATGGATCTGATGTTACAGTCTCAATATTTGTTCCATGTATATCTTTATAGTTTGCCATATTAATCTTGATCTATTGTTTTAGTTGTATTACTTGTTCCACTCCATTCTTCTGTTGAAGCTGATGGTCCTGTTACATATCCACCAAAAGCTAATGCTGATGTAGAATCTGCTGCTACTCCACCTACACCAGAACCTCCACTTGCACTCATATCTGCTACCTCAACCCAATTAACACCATTCCACTCTTCATTTGTTCTTATATATGCTGTTCCCGTATAACCACCAAGTAAAAGGGCTGAACTGGTTGTTCCTGTTTGACCACCACATACTCTTTTTGCTACATTTGCATCATTAACTTCTGTCCAACTTGTTCCATTCCAAGATTCAGTTTCGTCTTTATGAGTATTTGGTGCTACTAGACCTGTAACACATAAAGCATCACTAGTAGTTCTACCCATCCCAGATGCTACCTGATATCTAGCTGTGTTTATATCATTAACTTCAGTCCATGCTGACCCGTTCCAACTTTCAGTATTGTCATAAGTGCCGCCAGGTGCAACACCTGCAAAAACTAAAGCTGATTCTGAACTAGCTCCTGCACCTCCGCCTTCTCCTCGTGCTGTGTTTAAATCTGTTGTTTCAGTCCATGCTGACCCATTCCACTCTTCAACTAGACCTGTATAGCCACCATTTTCTCCACCACTTATTATAGCAGACGTATAAGTTCCTGAAGTTGCCATTGAGTGTCTTCCTGTATTTATATCTGCAACTTCTGTCCACGTTGACCCATTCCATTGTTCATTTTCACTTTTAACTGGTGATCTACCACCTACAGCCAAAGCTGCTGATGTAATTCCTATACTACCTCTATTATATACAGAGGTGTTCATATCTGTAGTAGTTGTCCATGCTCCAATTGGAGTGAGTGCATTCCATTCTTCTGCTGACGATTGTATAGGAGGTTGTCTTCCTCCAAAAGCTAAAGCTGTTGCTGAACTCGTACCAGCTCCACCAGATAAATATCTAGAAACAGATAAATCATTTTGTTCAGCCCAAGAAGAACCATTCCATAGTTCTGTTTTTCCAGTTATAGTTGGAGTTGATCCTTGAGTTCCACCAAAAGCTAAAGCAGATGTATTAGTGCCTCCTGGTCCAGAATCACCGACAGATTGTCTTGCTTGATTTAAATCTGCGACTTCGGTCCAAGCACTACCATTCCAATCTTCTGTAGTGGCTTGCTCAGTTCCAGGTGCTGTACTTCCACCAAAAGCCAAGGCGGATGTAAATATACCTGCTCCACCACATTCTGTTCTTGCTGTATTCATATCAGCCACTTCTGTCCAAGAGCTACCATTCCAATATTCTGTATTTCCTCTGTGAGTAGGGGCTGATGGATAATAACCACCAAATGCGATAGCCGCTGTTTGAGTGCCTGCTCCTGCACCATAAAATCTCGTAATATTTATATCTGTTATTTCTGTCCAAGAACTTCCATTCCAAGTTTCTGCTTTTGCTGCTGGATCTCCCGCAGCCGCTAGTGCTGCTGTAGATGTCCCTGCTGGTGCTGCACCTTCTTTAGCATGGTTAAGATCACCGACTTCAGTAAATGCGGTTCCATTATAAGATTCTGTTAAAGCAGAACGTGGAGGAGCCTCTCCAGCGAAAGCTAAAGCTGCTGTTTGAGTGCCACAGCCAGACATATATGCTCTACCAGTATTTAAACTATTAGCTGTTCTCCAAGATGCAAGAAAATTTGGTATTTGATATTGTAATACTTTATTAGTTTTATCATACCATACTTGTCCCTCAATAGGATTATCAGGATCAGTAGTATAACTCTTTATTGTAGTCCCATGAATGGATTTATAATCAGCCATTTAATATTATGCTTCTAATGTAATATCTGTAGGTCTCTCACCTAATCTTTCAATTTTTTCATCAGATGATTCACCTTCAACATTATTATTATCCCATGCTGTTTTAGCAGCATTGACTTCTGTTGTAACGATTGCTTGTGCTTCATCTTTTGTTTTAACTGTTCCAGCAACTTTTGCTATCCAAAGATTAGCATGTTTATTATATGCTGGCACTTGCCAAACATTACCAGGATAACCTTTAAAAGTTATTCTCCAAGATTCATCATGATCAATAAATCCTTTTCCCCAGTTTTCTGCTACACAGTATTGATATGTATTTGCCATTTATTTTTCTCCTTATTAATCTGTTAATACTTTAGTTGTTACTGAAGTGCTACTCCACTCTTCAACTACTGCCGTTGCACCAGGTGTACCACCAGAAGAAACTAAACCTCCTTCTGATTGTGTACCAGCACCAGCACCAGTTTGTCTAGCTGTACTTAAATCAGCAACTTCGGTCCAAGAAATTCCATTCCATAATTCTGTATTATCAACAACTGAAGGTGTTGCACCTCCTGCAAGAAAAGAATTAGAATAATTAAATTGTGATCCAACAGCACCATACCTTCCAGTGTTTATATCGTTCATTTCAGTCCATGAACTTCCATTCCATTGTTCTGTTTTAGTTTGTCCTGTTGTTGGTGGAAATACTCTACCACCAATAGCTAGTGCTGCTGTGGCTATACCTGTTCCTCCCATTTCTCCTCTTCCAGTATTTAAATCATTTACTTCGGTCCAACTGCTACCATTCCATAATTCTGTCTCAGTTAAATTTTCAGTGGGTGCAGTTTCTCCACCAAAAGCTAATGCACTTGTATTATCTGCTCCAACTCCTTGAAGTGCTCTTTTTGCACTATTTAAATCTCCTACTTCTGTCCAGTTTGTTCCATTCCAAGATTCTGTTATTGCTGATCTAGCAGGATCATCTGCTCCATAACCTAAAGCAGATGTTGATATTCCATTTCCTGCAAAACCATTTCTTGCAGTATTTAGATCATTTACTTCGGTCCATGTTGATCCATCCCATAATTCTGTATTATCAACAACTCCAGTACCTGGAACTGATCCACCAAAAATTAAAGCAGCCTCTGTACTAGCCCCTGCTCCTTCCACATTACTTCTTCCTGTATTTACACTTGTTTGAGTAGACCATGCTCCAATATCTGCACCTGGACCTATCCATTCTTCAACTCCCGCATAAACAGTTCCACCAGGATAGTTTCCACTAATATTTAAAGCACTTGAAGTTGTCCCTACTCCAACTGCTTTTTTAGTAGCGTTACTTAGATCTGCTACTTCTGTAAAACTTGTTCCATTCCACTCTTCATTGTTTGCTATGTTATTGTTTGAAGCATTCTTTCCACCAACTGCTAATATTGCTGTAGAACTAAAATGTCCAACACCTGCACCTTGATCTCTTGCTGTATTCAGGTCATTTGATTCTGTAAAATTTGAACCATTCCATGCTTCAACATTAGCTGATTTAGCTGTGGAAGTTTCTCCACCAAAAGCTAACGCAGCTGTGTTACTTCCTCCTGCACTCATACCTTGTTGTCTTGTAGTATTTAAATTATTAACCTCAGTCCAACTCGTTCCATTCCATGTTTCTGCATTTGCAGTTAAACCTGGTTCTAAATTTCCACCTATAGCCATTGCTGATGTTGCTGTTCCAACTCCTGTTCCAGCACCATATCTAGCACTATTCATATCATTTAATTCTGTCCATGCTGATCCATTCCATGATTCTGTTAATGATCTAGCTGCTGGGTCTACATACCCTCCATAAGCTAAAGCTGAAGTGCTGCTAACTCCAGCACCTGATAATGTAGCTCTACCTAAATTTAAATCTGCAACTTCAGTCCATGAAGTTCCGTTCCAAGTTTCTGTTTGGGCTGAATTAGGATATGGTGCTCCTGCAAAAAATAATGATGAAGTGCTTGTACCAGATCCTGCCCCATCTATTCTTCCAGTGTTTACAGTTGCTGATGTTGCCCAAGATCCAGCTGATGTTACATTTGGGAATTGATATTTAAAATCTAAATTAGTGCTATCAAAAAATAATTCACCAGTTTTAGCACCTGCTAGATTGCCAGCACTATTACGAATAGTAGTGCCATGTATATCTTTATATTCAGCCATTATTTACTTTTTAATAACCAACCTTGAGTTGAATCTGTAAATACTAAAGTATTAGCTGCTCTTTCTACAGCAACTGTTAAATCTTCATCTGCTCCATGTATTTTAGAACTATTTCTACCAATTGTTAAATTATTACTATCAAATGTTCCTGCATAATCTACAAATGTAACTTCATCACCAATACTAGGTGAAGCAGGTAATGTTAAAGTTAAAGCACCACTTGTTGTATTCATAAATACACCTTGACCAGCTGTGGCTGTGTAGTTACTTGTTTTAACTGATTGCCATTGTGTTCCACCACCAATATAAGTTTTAATTCTAGAAGCTGCAACTTTTCTATTAGTTCCTCCAGCCCCATTATCAACTATAAATAAATCAGCGTCAACTAAATCTTCACCAATATCTGTTGCTCCGTCTATATCTAAATCTACAACTGCAATACTTCCATCTGGAAATACAGGTGCTTGTGAAAATGTTACTACACCATTTGATGCAATAGTTATAGAATCTGCATCTGAAGCAGCACCAATTGTACCACCATCTTTAATTAATATATCATCCTTAAATGTTACAATACCTGCAGAAGAAACTGTTATAGCATCTGCAGTAGATGCAACACCTATTGTACCGCCATCTTTAATTAATATATCATCTTTAAATGTTACAATACCACCAGATGAAATTATCATAGCATCTGCAGCTGAAGCTGAACCTACTTGTCCATCATCTGCAATTTTAATATCGTGATTAAATACAGCTGTACCTGCATCTGACATATCTAGTGTTAATGCAGTTATATCCGCACTACTATCTGTTCCTTTAAATATAATATCAGCATCACCAGCTTGTGCATCAATAGTAATATTTCCAGAAGTTGTTGCAATTGTTACAGCTGCATCACCTGCTGTTAAATCATCTGCTGCTGAAGATACACCACTTGTAAAATATGTTTTAAACGTAGCAGCGGTAGTAACTTTCATAGTACCACCATCATTATGAATTATACCATCACCATCTGCAATTGCTGTAGTTCCTATTGTAGAACCACCATCAATTAAGTTTAATTCAGTT